TGCGCCGTATGCGGTAGCGGTCTATGAGCTTGACGCCGCGGCCATGACTGCTGGTGATGAGCTGCGGCAACGCGACATGCGCATCATTGCCGATTGCCGCGCCACTACTGAGTGGCCTGGTTACGGCGATGACTGCCAATCGCTCAGCCTGCCTTCATGGGCATTAACTGCCAACCCAACCATCACATCCGATGACTTCTAGCATCACCCTCTGGACTCCAGAGCAAACCCAACTGATCTCAAGCACCATCGCGCCTGGCTGCAGCAATGACGAGCTGCGGCTTTTCGCCTATGCCTGCCAGCGCACTGGACTGGATCCGTTCAGCAAACAGATCTACGCCATCAAGCGTGGCGGCAAGATGACCATCCAAGCCGGCATCGACGGCTTGCGTGCCATTGCAGAACGCACCGGCCAGCTGGATGGCAGCGAAACCTACTGGTGCGGCGAGGATGGCGAATGGCAGGACGTATGGCTTGGCACCAAGGCGCCATCTGCAGCCAAGACCGTGATCTACCGCAAGGGATCGCAGCATCCATTTGTTGGCGTCGCCCGCTTTGCTGACTACAACGCCGGTCAAGGCTTGTGGTCCAAGATGGGCGCCGCGATGATCGCCAAATGCTCTGAGGCGCTGGCGCTGCGCAAGGCGTTCCCCGCTGATATGTCCGGCGTCTACAGCACTGATGAGATGCAGCAGGCCGAGGTGGAGCCTGTGACGGTGACCGCTGCGCCTGCAGGCGATGCAAAGCTGTTCCAAGCCGGCAAGGCTGCTATCGCCAAAGCCGACACGCTGGCCAAGCTGCAAGAGGTGGTAGCACGCATGGACAAGCGCAAGCCTGATCTGAGCGATGAGCAAAACGACGAGCTGCTGCGCCTTGCCGTAGAGCGCGAGGCGGTGCTATCTGACACGCCATCGGAGGATCCATTTGCTGATGACTGAGCCATATCTCACCACCGATGAACTGGCAGCACGTTGGGGGCTGAAGCCAGCAGCCATTAAAAACCAACGCGCACGTGGCATTGGCCCTGCCTATGTCACCGCACCACGCATTGGCCTGCCAGCTGGTACGCCACGCGTCCGCTATCCCCTTGCTCAAGTCTTGGCTTTTGAAGAAGCCAATGGCATCACACCACTGAACTGAAATGAGTCTCTACGCAACAGGCATCGTTCGCATCATCACCGACCCACAACTGCGTGCCTTTGAATCCGGCACGATGGTTGCCAACTTCGCTGGTGGCATCCAGGAAGGCAAAGACAAAGACGGCAACTGGATCAATAACGCCATCGACTGCGAGATTTGGGGCAAGTCTGCTGAGCTGATCGTTGACAAACTCGGCAAAGGTGACAGCATCCTTGTGACCGGTGCCGTGCGCCGGCAAGAGTGGAACGACAAAGAAACTGGTGCCAAGCGCAGCAAGCATGTGCTCAGCATCCAACGGTTTGAGTTCATGCCACGCAACACTGCAACCGCCAACGAGGAGCCTGTTTTCTGATGGACCAGGCCACCCTTGAAGCAGCATTTAAGGAGTGGTGGGAGGCGTCCTACGGGCGCCCTCCCGGCACCCATGCAGTAATGACCCACGTGGCGTTTGCCGCGCACATTTTGGAACTCGTGGAGCTGATGCAGGATGAGCGACCTAATTAACCACCCGCCGCACTACAAGCACGGTGACATTGAGTGCATTGTCGCCATCAAGGCAGCGCTTGGTGACGATGGCTTCCGCTCTTATTGCAAGGGTCAAGTGATCAAATACCTGTGGCGTGCTGAGCACAAGGGCAATGCCGATGAGGACTACGGCAAAGCCGACTGGTACATGCGTCGGCTTTTACTTGAGACAAAAGCATGAAGCGCGAGCGCCTGCATCTCAGCCGCTACCAGTTTGTTGAGACCTACCGGGATTGGAACGGCAGGGCCTACATCGCTTGCAGCAGCACTGCCTCAATGCTGTTTCGTGATGTTGGCGAGCTACGGCGGTGGCTGAAGCTGCCCAAGGGCATCGCGTCACGCGAGAGCTTTGACAGCTGGATCGCCAGCCTGGATGCAGCGGATCAGGAACGTGTCAGCAAAAGGGCCGAACCTTTAACAAGAGAGCCGCTTGTGGAAGCTACAGCGCCCAACCTTTCACAAGAGCTGTTGGAGACGGGGTTTGGGCCTGAGTGCCATTTGGATGACGACCCAACCGCCAACACCAAAATGATCACTTGATACCAATGACTCAAGAACACCCGATCACTCCGCCGCCGGAGCTGCTTGATCAGTGGCTCAAAATCCCTGAGGTCGTCACCCCGATTACGAAGATGGCGGTCGTGACGGTCACCACCAATCGGTTGCAAATGCTGGCAACTGAGGCCGCCCGCTGGGGGTCTGATCAGGAGCTGGAGGCGTGCTGTGAGCACTTGGAACAATCGTGCTACCACAGTGCCACCATTGGCAACCTCCGCGCCGCCCGCCGCCCCAAGCCGCCAAACTTGAAGGAGCAGGCATTAGGTGCCCTATATGCCATAGCCACAGGCGCTGATGACACCAGAGAGTTTCACCAAGATCTTGAAACCATTAAGCAAGCTCTTGAATCCCTGCCCGATTAGTCAACATCACTTCTCTTCCCCATGACTGACACTGTTCTCACCTACAAGGGCAAGCCGATTACTGATCTCACCAAGGATGAGCTGGTCGATGCAATGACCTGGGCATTTCAGGAGATCGAGTATCAGCGGCAACGAGCGGATCGCTATCTGCAGGGCGCTGCTCTACCCCAGTAGTCCAATTAACTCCTATGTCTGAACTTTCACCCGCTGCCAGATCAGTCTTTGAGTCATTCAATAGCAAGTTTGACTGGATTGAGGACGGTGTGCCTGGCCCCCAGTTCAAAGCCATCGCCGCCGCTCTTCGCGCTGCTGTAGCCCATACGCAGCAGCATAATGGCCACGATGTATATAGTCGCGAGGTATGGGAGTGCGACGCGGACGAACTTCTCGCCATTGCTGACGAGCTTGAAGCCCAATGACCAAACAACTCTCACCCGCCGCTGAAGCCGTGCTCGATGCCGCTGTAGACGCCTACGGCATCAACTATTCCGAGTTTCACTGTTGTGCTGACCGTGTTGCTGCCGCCGCCCTGCGTGTTGCTGCGGATCAGGTGGTGCCAGATAAACCAGCACCCGACGTTGCTTCTTTTAAAGAGTTCGAACGCTGGGATGCCAAGCGATTTGTGCGCCTTCAATTACGCGCCATCGCCGCCGAGCTGGAAGGTGCCAATGCTTGAGTTCACACCCGAGCAGCAGGCCGCCATCGAGGCAGCTTGCGCCCAGCACCTTGAGGACTGCCGCGTCAGTGCCACGTCAGATGGACCGGCTGTGTCTGATGACAGGGAGCCGGCCTCTGTCGAGGATCAGCTTAAACGCCAGCTCTTCAACAAAGCCAGAGCCGATTTGATCCGCCAAGTGATTGAACGTGCTGTGCGTGATACCGCCTCAGTTCATTGGCGTATTGGCGAAGGTCCTGAGGAAGGTGGGCAACTGGTTCGCGTTCGTGATCTGCTGACGTGGGCAGAGCAAACTGCCTCCGAGCTTGAAGCCCAGTTCTTAGACCCACCAACAACGCCGAAACTTTAATAACGATTTTCTTGTTAAAAGCTCAGCCGTCACTGGCATAAACTCCTAACGAACTCCTAATTTCAGTCAAATTAGAAGATGACCATCCTCTGCGACTACGAGATCAAAGCACTCTGCACCGATGGCATGGTGCCGAACTATCAAGAGGCATTGATCAACCCTGCCAGCCTTGATCTGCGGCTTGGCGACACAATCATGATCGAGTCTGCCGAGGATCTAGATATGCGTCCGCTCAGCATTGCAGGGCGCACAGCAGAGAATCCATACGAGCTGAAGCCTGGACAGTTTGTACTTGCTCAGACCATCGAGGTGTTCAATATGCCAGAAAACATCGCTGGCTTGTTCTTCCTCAAGTCCAGCCGCGCACGCGAAGGCTACGAGAACTTGCACGCTGGCTATGCGGATCCAGGTTGGCATGGCAGCGTGCTCACACTGGAACTGAAGAACAGCCGCCAGCTGCTGCCGCTGCCGCTGTATCCCGGCATGAAGATTGGGCAGATGGTGTTCTTCCGCATGAGCCAGCAGCCGGTCACCAGCTACAGCGTCACCGGTCACTACAACTCAGATCTCACGACGACGGCCTCGAAGCAATTCCTCAGCAGCATTTAGGTGCCATTGCTCTAAACCGCTGCGTAGCGCTGTTGATGCCTCTTGCACCAGCCAGTGAATTTGCGACCGCTGGCTGGCTTCTTGTTCTGCAAGTAGCAGCGCATACTCAAGCAACCCGCTCCAATCTGCTGCAGCATGTAACGCACGCAACTGCGCAGCGTTGGCAGCTCCGTGGAATTGTGCTTCCATTGTATGTACTAACGGATTTCCCATGTCTGACGCCATTGGTGATTACTTGAACAGTATCGCGCGGTATCCATTACTTACGCCGCAACAAGAGATACAACTTGGACGCCGCGTCGCAAAGTGGAAAGAATTAAAGGATCTTGAGAGACCATTAACAATGCAAGAACGCCGCGAACTGCGCAGTGGTGAGCGCGCACGGCAGCGTTTTATGCAGTCCAACCTGCAGCTTGTGGTGCATGTAGCGCGTAAGTACAGCAAGCGCAATACGCAAACGCTTGATATGTTGGACCTTATCCAAGAAGGTAACATCGGCCTTGCGCGTGCAGTTGAGTTGTTTGATTACTCACGCGGCTATAAGTTCAGCACCTACGCCTACTGGTGGATCAGGCAAGCGATTGGCCGCGCCTTGGTGCAATACGACCCAATCATCAGGCTGCCGCTTGGCGTGCACGAGATGTTGACCAAACTCAACAGGACCGCGCAGCAGTTCGCGCAAGAGCATGGGCGCACAGCAACCATCAGTGAACTTGCCGCCGTACTTGAAGTGGAGCCAGCGGTTATATCTGACACGTTGAAGCAAACGTATCGAGTAACGAGCCTCGACAAACCAGCGCAAGAAGACTCATCTAGCATCTTGGATCTGATCGCAGATCACAGGCAATATGACGTCGAATATGACTGGCAAGTTGAAATCATCCGTGACTACTGCGAGGAGTATCTAGATGATCGCACGCGTGAAATTATCTACGCACGCAATAGCCGAAATCCAGTGCCTTGGAATGAGCTAGAGGAACGCATGGGTTTATCACGTAGCCGCATGTGCGACCTACAGAAGCGTGGCGTCAACCGCCTTCGTATGCTGATAGGCAATCCACTGGCAGGCACCCCCTTGGGACCAACCATAACGAAAACAGGAAATACTTGGAGAGTTTGCCTAGCTGGGATGTGTAAA